TGTGAGAAGTGCTCTAAGTGTGCGCATGATTGTGTATGCGAACTTGATCCTCAATTTGGGGACCGAATTGCTAAGGTGATTACTGATAAAGTTTCATCAACCAAGTTAGATTTTGGTCTAAAGAAACTTTCTTTTGAGACCAAGGTAGAAGATTTGGCTGTAGATTATATGCTGAAAGCATGTAATGAATTTTGGAAGTCACCCTATGCTTATTGGACCTCTTGGATGCCAGAGAGTATTATGTCACACCCTTATGCTAAAGCATTTGTGTTGTGGACAGGTGCTTCTTTTTTGGCTGAGGATGTTAGACAAGCTAGGAGAATGATGTTGGCACAATTTGTGCTAGGATGCGCTTTTTGGATATCAATTTCTTCCACTCTATTTCTTATGTATTTTGTAATTGGTGGTTTTTATACCATGACTTTGTTAAGCAATTTGGAAGTTGCTAGACAGAATGCTTACATGGAAGAGATTTGCAGAAGGCGTGGCTCGTTGCATAAAGCTTTTATCTCTGCTCGAGAAAAGCATGTGCATTACGCCTGTGGTGCCTTCGCTGGTTTGACTGTATTGTATGGAGTTGTTCAAGTGATTAAAGCTTTGAAAGACTCCATTAATGTACAAGGTATGTTATCCCCGAAATGTGTTGACGATATCAGGAATAGGGATAGGGAAGTCAATCCCTGGAATAAGGAAGCTAATGTACTTCCTAAGATTCACAAGACTTTCTCTGGTGATGCAGCAGGTGTTAATGCTATGCAAAAAGTCATTGCACAGATTGAAATTGGTGACAATTTCTCTAATGCATTGATGTTGCGCACTCATGTGGTTATGTTTCCATTACACTTGTTGCCTAAAGAGACAATTGAAGCCACAATTTTGTATGGTGGTAGGAAGATTCGTTTTGTTTTGAATCCGGAGATGGTTTATAGGCTGCCGGATAAGGATGCTGTTGTTGCATATGTGCCGAATTCAGGTCCTTTCAAGGATATCACTGGTTTCTTTATGGAATCCCCCTGTAAGGTCCCTATGACCTGCAAGATGGTTGGAACCAAAGCCGATAAGAGTCTTTTCACTGCTGATTTATTTTGGCAGTATGTAGATGCTATTCATAATGGCTTTACCACTTTTGCAGGTTCTCACTATGCATTGAATGGAGTTACCACGTTTAACGGTATGTGCATGTCACCAATCATTACTCAGAATGGTAAGTGCACTATTGTTGGTGTTCACATCGGAGGCGTAGCTGATACTCCTCGTGGATGTGGAATGTCTATTACAAAACCGGAGATTGATATGGCTATTTCAAAATTACATACTATGAGTGCCACCTTTTTGCCTGGTCCTCAAGCTAGTGAGATTGAAGATGTTGTCTATGACAAAAAGATAGCTGTTAACTCTGAGGTTCACAGGAAGTGTCCTACTAATTTCATTACAGGAGACTGTGATCTTGAGGTTTATGGTTCAATCACTGGAAGGAGTACTTATCACTCTGATGTTGTAGAAACGCCGATTTCTTCTTTGGTAGAAGAAGTGTGTGGTGTGCCCAACCAATGGGGTGCACCAAAGTTTACCGATCCTGAAGTACGTGCTGATGGAAAGATAGACAGTGGAGTTTGGAAGCCGTGGTTTGCTTCTTTGGAAGTATGTTCTAAGCCATCTATTGGTTTTGATCCCAAGGAAGTAGATGAAGCCATGGAAGATTACTTAGCTGAATTGTATGAATGTTTTGACAATCAGGCTGAGTTATGGAAGAAAGACATGAGACCTTTAACTGATATTGAGATCGTGTCTGGCGTTGATGGAAAGCGTTTCATAGATGCAATGCCAGCTGGAACTTCTATGGGTTATCCTTTGAATGGACCCAAACGAAACCACTTGGAAGATTTGGAACCAACTGATGAGCATGCTTGTCCTCGCACTTTCACCAAAGAAATTTGGGATGAAGTGGACAGGTTGTATGCTCTTGCGGATAAGGGTTGTAGTTTAAATCAAATTTTTGGTGCTTCATTGAAAGATGAACCCACCAAATTGACAAAGGATAAGGTAAGAGTTTTCCAAGCAGCTCCGGTTGCTCTCCAAATTATGGTTAGGAAATACTTTTTGCCTATTGGTAGATTTATTTCTATGAATCCTTTGGTATCAGAGTGTGCTGTCGGTATTAACTCTTTTGGACCTGAGTGGAATGAGCTCTCGG